AGCAGCCTTGGCCTTTGCATTACTATATCCATAAAACTCTTTAACATACTCTAGATTCTCTAATTTCGTCGCCTTCAACCACGGGGTAAATCTCTTCCTTGGCCTCAGACTATTTATCAAAAAATCAAATTGTAGTTTCTTATCTACATTTGGTAGTTGGTTGATCTCATTCACCAACATAACGGTATCAGGAAATGCACCGACACACTTGTTGACAATGAAGGGAGCATATTTCCTCTCCCATTCCTCATCTTCACCGTCCATCAAAGGTTCTTTTGTCTGATTTACAGCCTTGAGATAATCCTTCAACTCATACATTAATCAATAAACCCTTCACCCTTTATCCAATGATGAAATCTGTGACGTAATACGACCCACAGTAAACTTGTTAAACTGTCGGATTTGTACTTTCCATTTTTTACTTTTAATTCATACATTACGATTGCACTTAAATACGATTACTGATCTTAGTTCATAACATTCCCTAGTGACCGGCATGGCCATATGTGGTAGGTGTGCATCAAAGATAACAAGACTATTACCGACATAAGGAACGAGTTCTCCATCAATTAGAGTGCCGCCACCCCACTCAGGTTTCCAATCCATTCGAGGATAGTAAATCATTGTAAAGTCGCCATCATCCGTATGCATCACAGGTTCAATACCATGCGTGTGAGCATTCATATAGATGCGTTCATAACCTGTAATATTAAAATTCTTTTTGAATTCATATTTAAACATTGCAGAAGTCCAGATAGGCATCACCCACTCAAAACCATTTGCAATTGTTTGTTGTCCACTCTTTCCACAAAGACGATGCCAATGTCGAGATTGATGATTCTTATTTGAAGCATAATCGAATTTCCAAAGAACATTTTTCATCTCAGAAGTAATCAATTCTGCAACATGATCCTCTACCACATCATCATATATTTTAATCATTTGAACTTTGTCCTTCCCATAATCTCAGTAAGACAGGCCATCATATTGATTTCCAGATCAGCAACAAACGCCGCTTTATATTGATACTCACCCAACGCCACGACAACATGAGGGATGCTACTAGGGTCAACATAGTCATATAGATTATCATAAACAGCACGAAACAACTTATCTGAATCATTATCCAGATTATCGACAACCCATTTACGAACATTGGTGAACTCCTTCTTCTTCATCATGACCATCAGTTCTTTGATATTCTTGTCACCAAGGTTTACCAGAATACCAGCATCAATCTCACCAACAACAGAATACCGTTGCAGTTCATTCAGAACCTTGCGCCAATCTGGAAAGTGAGTATTTATGAGTTCTGCAACAACCTTCTCATTGAACTTGATTTCATTCTCATTGAGAATTTGAATAGACCGATTGAAGAATTGAGTTGCAAGTTTATTCTTCTCTGCTTTAGGAATCACAAAGTCAATCACACTACAACGAGATTGCAGTGCAGGGATAATGCGGTTCTTGTAATTACAGGTTAGAATGAATCCACAGTTCTTGTGAAATTCTTCCATGAAACCACGAAGGGCTGGTTGCGTTGACTGTGGATTTAGATAGTCTGCCTCATCAAGAATGAGATACTTCTTACCACCTTCAAGTGATACAGTAGATGCAAAGTTCTTTATCTTGGTTCTGAGAACGTCAATACCTGACTCCTCTGAACCGTTGATAAACATGTAGGTAGCACCAATCTGATCCAGCATGGCACGGGCGGCAGTAGTCTTACCAACGCCCGGACCACCTGAGAAAATCAGATTGGGTAGTGTTTCCTTGTCAACAAAAGATTGCAAGGAAGTTTTTAGAGACTTAGGAAGTACGCATGACTTGATGTCCCGTGGCCGATATTCTTCGACCCACAAAAATTGTTCCATAATATAAATTCCTCAAATTAGACATTGTAAGAAGATTCGGGTTCCAATGCAATCCAATACTGCACACCAAGTTTAGTGTGGGTAAAGTGACTAATCTTTTTAGATGACACTTCAACGTCATAGGAGCCGGGAATAAGTTTTAGATTCTCAACCTTGAACCAGAACTTATAGTCAGCAGAAACATCACCAACATCCAGAGATGTCTCGTATGCGTTTGCAGTGCTGTTCTTCTTGTCAGTAACCATCAACTTACCACCAGCAAGTGCCATGTCGGGAACACCGATAACAGCAGCAGCCTTTGTGATTTCGTTGAGTGTATCACTAGACAGAGGGAACGTCAATTCAGTCGAGGGCATCGAAATCTCTTTAGATGGAGTCGTCACCACGGATGGATCAGAGAACCAATACTTGAGAGACTTCGATGTACCCTCTTCTGTAATAGTAACAAAGTCATCATTAAACTCTAGATCGGGTTTACCGAACAGAGAGAGTGCCGATAGGAACTCATTCAAATCATAGATAGCAAAGGGTGTTGTGAATTCTTCAGCAACATCTGCCTTTGCTACGATGTTCTTCATTGCAGACATGGTGGAAAGACTAGACCCCGCCTTCACCATAAGGTTAGCGTTAATCGTAGAGAAGTTTTTCAATACGGAGATAGTTTCAGTAGATAGTTTCATTATTTTTCACTTTCAAGTTCATTAATGTATAGAGCAATAATACCATAGTGAATCACTTTTAGCAAGTCACTTCTGTTCTTTCCACCCTTCTTTCCATATCGTTGTGCGTATTTCATGATGTTACCGATACAGAAACCTTCACCATGTCCACCGTCAATGATGAACTCTGTAGCTTGAAACTTGTTCTTGCTATAGTGTTCATCATATGTCGAGTCGATGTACTTTTGAAGTTCAACAAGTGCCTTACCTTCATCGTATTTGTAATTAACTTTCGCCATCCTTAACCTTTATTTCTTTTCTCAAATCACTGAGCTGACCTTCATAATATTTTGTAAGCGAACCATGAGCAGCTTTAAAATCTAGAAAGTTAAACCACCCAGTAGCAATTGTTTTACGTTGCGTTGGTGATACTACACCCCTATGTGTATGGGTGAAATCAGTTGGCCAGATAGCAGTCAAACCCTTTTTAGGTTTTACCGATTTACCTTGATACAACCACTGAGTCTCGCCACCATCTTCCACATCATTGAGGTATGTCATAAAGACAAGTGCCCTTTGATGTGTTTGATTACCCGCCCGTTCACAATGCCAAGAAACAAATCCTTCGCCGGGTTCATAGTGTTGAATAAGCCAAGGTTCAGCAAACCCTAGTGGGAAAGTAAAAGAATCATATTTTTTTCGATAACTTTCAACGCACAACCTAAGAAAATCTAGATATTTCAAAATACTAGTATCACTAGAGTTTGGCCATATTACAACATCAGTTGATTTTTTATCACCGCCGTCAGATAGACCCTTTTGTTTATACTCAGCATTATTACCATAATACTTGAGCATATCATCACACAATGATGTATCTTCCATCTGTATCATATGAATAAAATCGCTCATTGCATCTCCACATTAATATTTGCAGAGAAAGTTCTACGTTCACCTTCACCAGCGAATGGCATAACAGCATGACGCAACCAAGCAGGGAATATAATCATAGTTCCAACTTCTGGTTTGACATATTCTTCTTGAATGGGACGAAGCATATTAACATCACGCATACCGTTTACACCCCAACACAAGTAAGTAAATCCATCAACCGCACCACTTGCACCATTGAGTCCTTGAAATCCCGGCGTTACACCAGCAGCAATCATTTCCTCAGATGGAAGACCAATAGCTTCAATCTGTGGAGGAACCTTTAGAAAGAGAATGCAGGACAGTCCCATATAACTCCGAGTGCCATGATCATGCAGAGGATTATAGTCACCAGCATAACTATGAACAGTCCACATATTTTGAATATCAGTCTTTATTTCCGTATATGTATCTTCAAACTCAAGTTTACCGAGAGTCTGTTTAATATATTCTTTACCAAGTCCATTAAGGACATTTGCCCATTGCTCCCCTGCACCATCGTCATCATGAGGAAATACAAATTGAGCAGAGTGTTCATCCCGACTAATCTGACCAACTAATCCAGATGACAAGTCTTGAGCAGCAGGAATAATCACTTCATCAATATGTTGATTTAATTCATCGATGACATTGAGCGGGATTTCTGCCTTCATAATATTGACTGCTAACTTATTACGCATTGCAACTGAAATACCAGTACTAATATTTTCTGCTTCTTCAGCTTCAGCTGTATCTACAAAATCATCATCTGTAGATGGAACAACCATTGCCTTTGATTCTGGGCTGTTTGGGTCAACAAATCCGGGGTCACCGACTTTTCCTGTTGTAAATTCTACCATTTATAAATCTCCATTATTAAGTTTGATTGTATCATAATACACGAAAGGGGTCTAAAAGTCAAGACCCCTTTCGCTATTATTTCAAAATTATTTGATTGTAATTTTGCGAGGTTTCTTCGCATCTGGAACAATACGCTCAAGGTCTATCTTGAGCATACCGTTTTCGAGGGAAGCATCGTTCACTACAATGTCATCTGCAAGAGTGAATTTCCGATTGAACTTACGATATGAAATTCCACGATAAATGTTGGAATCATTTTCATCGTTCTCTTTGATAGAACGAACCGTAAGTAAACCTTCTGTTACTTCAATTTCAATATCTTTCTTACTAAATCCCGCCAACGCCATATCAATGACGAAAGTATATTCACCCCCTTTACGGATGTTGTATGGTGGGAACCCTGTTGATGTTGCATTGTTTGCAGCGTATGTATTGAGTTGATCGAAGACTCGATCAAAGCCGACTGCGTAGGGTGTAAGTTGATTGAAATTGTCGAGTAGACTTAGTGTTTTGCTTGTGCTCATATTTGTAACCATTTTGGTATCTCCTTATAAAGCAAGATTAACAGTGGACCCTTAATGGCATCCACCTATTATATATAGGGATTGAAATTGAAATTTCAACCCCCACACATAACTTTTTTTAGAAAGGCATAGTTTCTTCAACTACGCTTTCTGTCTCATCTTCGCCAGTGATAACACCAGCGTCGATCTTGGTGTAGAGGTCAAGGAATGAAACCTTGGTATCCTCATCAAACCGTGCGACACAGAGCTCGATAGCCTGCATCTTGTCACTAAAGATGGCGAACGCTTTTACAATGTGATCCAGACGGCGAGTAGAGATGACTTCATCAACACCACCATCGTAGAAGGTCTTGCGAATAACGTCAGCCCACGTTACGAGGTTCTTGGCAAACTCATCATCATCAACACCATACTTCTTCATGGCACCTTTGACGATCTTGGTTTCAACCGCAGGCGAAGCGTAGGGCTGTTCCATCGTAATCGCAAACCGTTCAAGGAAAGCTTCGTTGAGGATGTTGGTTCCAATGAACCGTCCATCGTCCGAACCCTTGCCCTTAGTATTGGCAGTGGCCATGACGTTGAAACCATCCTTGGGCGTGACCCACTTGTTGATCTTCTTGAGGTAAACACCTTTACCCTCAAGGACAGGCTGCAATGCGAGCAACTTGTTAGAACCCAGATCACACTCATCAAGAAGCAGAGTGCAACCACGTTCCATCGCTTCGATCACAGGACCGGGAACGAACTTGGTTTCACCGTTCACAAGGCGGAACCCACCGAGCAGATCATCCTCATCAGTTTCGATGGTGATGTTGACACGGATCAGTTCCTTGTTGAGTTTGGCGCAAACCTCTTCAACCATCAGGGTCTTACCGTTGCCGGACAGACCAGTGATGAAGATAGGATAGAACATCCCAGATTTGACAACCTTCTCAATCAAAGAGAAGTTGCCCCAAGGCACAAACCCTTCGAACTTAGCAGGAACGAGATTCTGTTTTTCCATATTTGTTGCGACCAGATTTACCATTGTCGCCTCTGCATTCGCAGGAGCGGCAGTGATAGGAGCAGCGACATTGCCACCCTCACTAGGTAATTTATACGCATTGTAACCAACGCTAAATCCTTCACCCTTAAACCAAGTCGGAAACGGAACACCCGCTTTCTCAGCAGCAGCAGTCTTTTCTGCCTTGGTAATCACGGCACCATCACCGAACATTTCGGCAGCAGTGTCAACGAATAGTTTCTTGCGTGGAGAGAGGTACATAGTCATTCTTTCTGTCTGTTTTCTCATCTTATATCCTATATTAACATACGAAATAGGATTTGTCAATAGCTGATTTGCATTTTATGCAACTAATTTCACGAATTTATTGAGGAGCTGACGGGACTCGACCTTGCCCTTCATGGACTTACCGAAGGCAGACTTGAGTTTTGCCTTGGATGCACCAACCAGTTCATCGCTCAGACCCTCGTTCGAGACTTCCATACCCTTGGCAGGCAGGACATACATCTCATCGTAACCCTTCGACTCGATGACGAGGTATTTGTTCTTGTTGATGAACTTGACCTGTTCCATGATGGCATCCATCGAAAGTTCACGCTGCAGCGAGTAGAGAGCTCGCTTGTCAACCCGACCAGAGCGACCAGAACCCGCAACAAAGAATCCAATCAGGTTCATACCATCAACACGATCCTTGAGGATGCGAAGCAATCCATCAGTAATATCGTATCCATCAACCTCATAATTCTTGAGAGTCTTGGGGTCAGAGATTGTCATTGTCCCACGAATACGATCAATAACCGCAGTGTGTTCTCCAGTGCCCGTATCCAGACGATAATCGTACACACCATCCAAGTTATTTGAAGCACCGTCAGTCAGGAAAATCGTGTTGACTTTCTGAACACCAGTGTCACGCTTGAACTTAGGAACGATTTCCATCATCGCAATGATTGCGTCATTAAGAGGAGTACCACCCAAGTTAAGGAAGCCGGGGAACCCAACCTTGTTAAATGCAATCTCACGATCAGCTTCGAAACCGTAGTACGAAGCAACCATCCACAGGATTTCCATCATCTCGATTTCTTCTTTCGCAGACATTTTGCTGGAGAAGAATTCTAGAAGTTTAAAATTTTTCAGAACAAGATCACCTGCTTTGAAGTCATCCATCTTCATTTCATAACGATTAGGCCATTCGCCTGTTTCGGGATCAAAAAACAACTCACCCCAATCGCTGAATGCAAACACTTCAAAAGGAATCTGAGTGCGGCGGCAGAACCAAATCAAGTTGTACAACTGGGACAGAGTGCCTTTGAGGTTCTCATACATGGAACTGCTCCAATCGACAACCATCACCATACCGTGGTTCGTAGCACCCGGCAGGGTAGTCACTTTCTTGAAGATGTCTTCATTGTATTTGTAAGTGTGTAACCGTCCCATATCGAGCGAACCCGTTTTGGAAACAGCAGCACGAGCATACTGGTCAGCAGCCTTCTTCATCTCAAATTCTTTGACCATGTAACCGACAGTCTTCTTCGACTCGTCCTTCATGGCAGCAATCTCTGATTTCTTTGCATCAACCCAAGACCCACCCACAGCGTAAGAGGGACGAGACTTCTCTAGGATTTCACCGAAAGGCATAATCAGGTCTTCATTGAGAGCAGGAATACGACCATAGGTCCGTTCCGTTGCATTCTTATCAACTAACTTGTCGATTGCATTGTTCGTATCGGTATCGGTTTCTGCCATCGGCGGTCCACCTCGACCAGTGGACTCTACACCACCTATTTCGGTAGTTTCGCCGTTTTCAGTTTCGGCATCGCCGTCAGCGTCACCGTTGCCATCGTCACCAGCATCGCCAGTAGGAGCATCATTTCCATCTTCATCACCTTTATCATCGGTAGGACCATCGCCCTCACCAGTTTCACCATCACCTTCACCCGACTCACCGTTGGGGTCAGACATGGTTTTCTCATCTTCAGACTCTTCTTCTGGAGAATTCTCTGTCATCCAAGCGTAGAGCTCTTCAGAGAGATTCAGAACGTCTTCTGGAGTCTTGGTTTCTGCAACCCGCTTGACCCAGACCTTTTCTTCAGCAGTAAACTCAACCTTCTGCTTCTTGAAGAACAGATTGATCCGATCAATCAGGTTCAACTCAGAAACTTCCTTATTGGCAGTACCGAAGAAATCCTTGGCAGTCAGGTCACGATAACCACGATTGAAGACCGCAACAGCGCCGGGATACTTATCCTGTACCATCCGTTCAATACGGGCGTCTTCAACGATATTCACAAACGAGTGATTGATCTTACGAACCGCAGCCGTCTCTAGCATGTCTAGGGGCGTCCACAGTGCGTGAGCAATCTCATGGCAAACCATCAGGTCATAGATATCTTTGGTCATCTCCTCATCCTTCCAGATGGGCAGACCCAGTTCCCGTGACTTGGGATTGAAATATGCCGTGTCCATCTTCTTGTGGACAACGAAGATATCTTCTTCAGCGAGGAGTTTTGCGAGTGTCGATTTATTTTTCATCATACCTTACATTACCATACGAAAGAGGTTTTGTCAACAAGAATCTTAGCCTAGTTCCAAATTAATTCGCCAGTGACATTCGGAGTCTTCACAACGTATCCAAAGAAGAAACCTTTTGCTTCCTTGGCAGTCTCAAATTTCTTCTCGAAATTGATCTTACCATACAACTTGTATTTGACGGTATATCCTCGTGTTTTCTTAGTCATCTCTATTTCCTTATTTCTTATCATACCTTACAGTAACATACTGAGTAGGATAAGTCAAAGGAATAATGATCCCTAATGTCGTTTTATCTGATATTTAGGGGAAGTGTGACATTTTTGCAACTACTATCACGATTTTCAGAGACTATAGAAATTTACACCTATTATGATCCTATCCTTGCTGCCACCATACACAGCAGAGTGCATTCTACTTGCGGGAATAATCGTTATCATACCGTTACTAGGAAGAACTTCTTCGACAGGATTATAAAGTTTCAGAGTTCCCGGCTCGTCGCAATCTTGATCTCCAACATCAAGATAATACACAAGACTGTATTTGTGGTCAGCCAGATTGAGTCCACGTCCACCATCTTTGTCTATTTGACTTATGTGATCGTGGGGAGTAGAACCGCCGCCAGCACCCATAATATTGAAAAATGAAGACATAATGAAGATA